AATGCTGCATTGCTCCATTTGTAGTCGTGATTTTGTTAGGTTTTCGGTATGAAAATTTCGGCGCGGAATTATCAAAATAACTTATGAACGAGCAAGAGATAGCACGGCAGGTGGAGGAGCGGGCGGCGGCGTTGCTGCAGGACAAGGAGCGCGAGCCGCTCGATCCTCTGTTTGTCAAAACCTGCCTCGACGGCAACAGCCGCGGTGACGGATGTCTGGCGGCAACTCTCTTTAAAGACCGGTTTTTGCTCAATGTAACCCGGCAGAATAAAGAGCCAGAATGGTACGCCTGGCGTGACAATGTGTGGGAGTTGGACGTCTTCCGGGAGTCGCTCAACGCAGTTGAGGAGTGCGCCAGAGAATATGCCAAGCGGGCGATGGAGTTGACCGATGAGATCGAGCAAAACGCCATCGAGAAAAAAGATGAGAAACAAGGGTGGAAGGTTGCGTTGCGCGACAAATACCTATCTCGGGTAGACAAGCTCAGGACTGAAGAGGGAATGAAAAAAACCTTGTCAATGGCTGCCATCGTGGATCGTGCCGCGATGGCCTGCAGGGAAGAGGAATTTAATAAAAAGCCATGGCTTTTGCCGGTCCAGAACGGCGTTATAGATCTCAAAACCGGAGCGCTAACCCGCGGCAACCCGTCAGACCGGATGACTAAAGCTCTGTCAGTCGCATACGATCCGAGAGCTGAGTACCAGCCGTTTGTCGATTTTGTACAAGAGATTTCCGACTCGGTCGAGATGGAGCAATTTTTAAAGAGGTCATTCGGTTGCGCTCTCACCGGTTTTTCCTTCGAGCAATATATATGGGTGTTCATCGGCCCAGGGCGGAACGGCAAGGGAGTGCTGTTCAACCTGATCGGAGATATGTTTGGCCCATATTACCACGAGATCAGCCGGGCGATGATTCTTGAGCAGCGCAACGAGCCGTCCGCCAATGCCGCAAGCGAACACAAGTATTCATTACTCGGCAAGCGGATGATCATGGCGGCAGAGACCAACCCCAAGCAGAAGATCGACGGCGCCGCGGTAAAGGCCCTCACCGGCCAAAACAAAATAACCTGCCGCCCCAACTTCTCTTCCGAGATCACATTCGACCCAACACACAACGTTTTTCTGCAGACCAACAATTTCCCGACCGGTCTTACTCGGGAATTCTCCTTGGCCGAGAGGCTGCTGATCATCGAATTCCCATTCATGTACGTCGACGATCCGGATGAATACAAGCGAAAATTCCCGGTCCAGGCCGACAAGTTCCGCAAGAAAGATCCGAAACTCTACGAAAAGCTGTCGGCCTATCGCCAAGGAATCCTCAGATGGAAGGTCGAAGGCTGTCTCGATTGGCAGAACATCGGCTTGAAGCCGCCACAACAGGTGCTCGATGCCGTGCTGAAACTGGCCAGTGAAGAGGATTATGTCGGACGTTTCATCGAAGATTGCATGGACACCTGGCCTGACAGACCAGAGATCAATACGGCCTGCACGGTGATGTACGATGTCTTTAAATTTTGGTGGTCGGAAAATTCCGACTCGTCGGACAAGCACGTCCCCCACATGAAAACGATAAACAAGCAGCTGCGCGACAAGGGCTTCCGCGTAGAACCGTCAGGGGGGAAAACCTGGGTCTATAAAATGACGGTGAAGGAATCAGTCAAAGAAACTATGAGGGGAGAATAGATGTTTACTCATTTACTCATATGCAACACTCAGCCAACTAATAAAGGCAACACCTCGAACATAAAAGACATTTCAGAAATTTATGAGCAAATGAGTAAATTTCCCGCACGTACACGCGAAGGAAAAACAGCGCAACAAAACTCTCTCACGTACGCGTATAACATTTTACTCATTTACTCATAATTATATAATAATAAGCAATAAAAACAATTAGTTAAAAATATTAGAAAGTTAATGACCACCAATTAGGAAAAATTTTACTCATGTTGAACCTTATCATCGACATAGCCTCCAAGCACAATCTCAGAAAATCCGGCGGCAGGTTCACCGGTCCCTGTAAGAAGTGTGGTGGTTCCTCCAGGTCGGAAAAGTTCTCGATGTACACCGACGGCGGTTTCCGCTGCTTCGGCTGCGGCTGGAAGGGCGATCTCATCACCTGGTTACGGGAGATTGACGGCAAGACCTGCCCCGAGGCCCACGAGGCCGCCGGAGTCCCCTGCCGCTTCGACGGCTGCCAGGTCAAGGGCACCTGCCGCCTCGGCGACGGCTCCGGCAAGCGGATCGCTCGGCAGCCGCGGGTCATCGAGCCGCATGCTGGCAAGCAGGATAAAGACCTCCCACTCACCGTCGTCAAATCTCCGGCGGTGCTCTGGCGCGAATGGGCTGAGCTATTGACCGAGAAGGCCATGCCACGCCTGCAGGCGAACAACGAGGCCTTGTCCTGGTTGGCCAAGCGCGGAATATCGAGCGAGACCGCCGACCGCTTCGGCCTCGGCTGGCTCGATCACGACCACAAGGTCAAGCGGGATACCATCGGTCTGCAACCGCGCGCCGGCAAAACAGATCTCTGGATCCCCGGCGGTCTCTTGATCTCGATCTACGACGACAACCGGATCCACCGGCTGCGGGTCCGCCGCACCGACGAGGCCAGGGCAAATTTTCTGCCGGACCTGAAATACGTATGGCTGGAAGGATCCGGCAACGAGCCGCTTATCCTCCGCCCATCCGGCGCCCCCCGCGGCGCGGTGATCGTCGAGGCGGAACTTGATGCAATCGCCACGGCAGCCGCTCACGACCAGGTCCTGGTCATTGCTCTCGGTACGGTTTCATCCGGACTCCCCGCCGCGGTGCGCGCCGAGCTGTTGGCCCTGCCGGTGATCCTCCTTGCCCTCGATGCCGACCAAGGCAAGGACGGCAAACAAGGCGCCGGACCAGCGGCGATCGATCGGTGGCAGAAGGCCTTCCGCCAAGCCCGCTTCTGGCCGGTACCGCAGGGCAAAGACCCAGGCCACTTCGCCGAGTTGGGCGGATCTCTCCGCGCCTGGGTCGAAGCAGGACTGCTGCCGCAGGTCTCACGCCCCGCTTCCACCCAGGTTCATGACTTGCCCTTATCGCCTGTGAGTTTCACGTCGGGGGATGGGGGAAAAGATATCTCTACCGGAAAACAAGAGAATGCGGCGAGCGCTGGGGCCACGGCGGCGGAGCTGCAGCCGGCATACGATACTGTACCGCTGCCGGAAGTCATCCCTGCCCTGCGCTGGTGTTGTGTCTGCTTCGGCGACACGTTCCTCGCCGGGGTGAATGGCGGATATTTCTGCATCGCCTGCCAGCCGGTCGGCGTTCTCGGCCGGATCGTCAAGGCCGGTCGGCGTTCTCGGCCGGATCGTCAAGGCCGGCCGAGCGCGGCAGGCATATGTGGTCGATTAAATGGCGGACTCCGTCCGCAATGTAAAAACAAGGGGCAGTGATGGAAACAACAATACCGGGGCGTAAGCGATGCCCGATAACACGACGGAATACGGATGATTGCACGGATGAAGTCTTTCGCAACGACTGCGCCGCCTTCCGGAAAACTATCGAGATGAAGACCGGTATTGTCCTCAATTACTGCAGCGTGCGCCCGGGCCATCCCCAGGCAATGGTGAAGTCGGAAAACATTCAAGAAAGCGAGGTGAAAGAGATGGTAGCGATAGTTGACGGCAAATGCGACTTGTGCGTTTTGAAAAAGAGGGTTCGGAAGGTGCGCGGGAAAAACTGTTGCCCGACATGCGAGCATGTATGGCGGGCGGCTAATGTCTCCCCCGGATTGCTGGCCAAGGCACTATTGGAAACCAAGGATGCGGTTTGGTTGGCGGAACATTTCGGTTTCGAGGCCACAGCAGCAACCTCTGCCGACTCGACAGCCGCCGATCTGCAGGCAGCCCAAAACGAGATCGAGCAGCTGAAGCTGGCCTTGGCTGATGTCCGGAGCATCCGGGAACAAATCGAAAAGCTGAGACTGGAAAAGAAGATGGACCAGATTGAAATCGAGCGGCTCACGAATTTGGGCGGCGCACTTATCTCATTCCAGAATAAAGTTTTCGAAACCCTGAAAGTTGATCACTTGGCCCCGGTTGATATAGCTGTCTCAGCTGCAGTTCTTGAAATTGAAGGGATTCAGAATGAAGTCAGCCATCTTCGGGAGAAAGTCAATGCACTGGAAATCGAAAAATCCTACGGCTGGCCGAGCTGGTCCGAAATGATAAAACCGGTCCCCGCCGTCTTGTGCAGTTCTGACCCATCGAAAGCCGATCTCCTCCTTGATATCGCCCTGGGCGTTATCAAGGGGACGGTGCAGGGTGTCACCGCCGATCAGCTGCACGCCCTGAAGGCTGCTTGACAGGAGGACCATGGTATGGATCAGCCGCTTTTCAAGATGAAGCGTGTCGGCCTGGTCGGCGGTCGCCCGGTCGACCGGAGTTATATGCAGGCCATCGAGGCGCGGGCCAGGCGGCTGGAAGAAGCGTGCAGCCCTCCGGCTCCAGAGAAGAAGCAGCCGGCCGTTTCGGAAACCGGGGCGGTCCAGCTGCCGATGTTCGGAAAAGTATCGCTTGCGCGAAAGGTAAAGTAATCAATGCCCCGTCCTGAACCGGAAGAAATACGGCCGCCCGACTGGAGCGCTTACCGGGGGACCAAAGTCAAGGCGGACGTTCTCGCTCATCTCCTGGCCGACGGCTGGCAGGTCAAGAAGCAGACCTTCTATAACCATTGCACGGCCGGCAAACTGATGGTCAACCGGGGCGGGGTCTACACCAAGGGCGCGGTCAAGAAGTACGCGGAAAAAAATCTTATCCACTCTTCCGTCGGCGTGTCGGCCGACCAGGCGGCGATCAACCTCGCCGCTCAGAAGACGCAGAAGGAAATCAGGCGGATCGACATCGCCACCAAGCGCGACGAGTTCAAGTTCGAGGTTGAAAGAAAACTCTACGTGCTGAAAAGCGATGTCGCCGCCGAACTGGCTGCCCGGGCTGTGGTCCTCGATAACGGCCTGGAATACATGTTCCAGTCGTCGCTGGCCGAGATGATAGCCCTGGTCCAGGGCGACCAGTCGCGGGCAACCGACCTGCTCGAATACCTGTTGGAAAAAAAAGACCGGCAGATGAATGAATTCGCCTCGATGGGGGATTTCCTGGTCGAGCTGGAGATTGAGGGTGTTGGTGGTGGGTTTGGTGATGATGGAGAAGATGAGTTTGACGAATTTGGCGGCTGATTGCTTAAGTAAAGGAGAACCACTCATGGCAAAAGAATTGACCGGTATAATCACCTGGCACGAGATTGGCCCCAATGGCCCGGCAAACATCCCTGATGCCGGCAAAGAAATCCTGATCTACGACGGATTTCTCGACGATGTCGTCAAGGGCTATATGAGCATTATGCCTGACGGCGAAACCCCGGCATGGATTGATCTGACAACCGACGACCAGCTGCATGATCCGCAATGGTGGACGGATGTTCCGTTCCCCGGGGAGGGGCAAAGATGACTGACATTCCCGTCGAGGCTGTAATTGCCGCCCGTAACGCCCTGGCCGACGAATATATCACGAAAAAGTTGGCTCTTGAGAGAGGCGGCCTCGTCAATTGCTGGCGTAAAAAAAGGACAGAGGGGCTTATTAAAAAAATTGGCCAGTATTTACTGCAGTTGGATGCCTGGATAAAGGAGATAAAGCTATGACAACCATCAGTGTAGATCTGGGAATTAAATCGTACATGGATTATCACAGGGCAAATTCAAGGCCGAACACAGTCAGAGCATTTGAATATACCCTCAACAAGTTCAGAGAATTATTCTCAGGAAACGACATTACTCAGGTCCCCGACTCCGATGTTGCCACTTTTCTTGAAATGATCACCGATGGACTGTCTGCCGGAACAAAGAGCAATCGCGCTGGACAGATCTCGGCCTTCTTCAATTTTGTGGCAGACACCTTTGACCTGAACATGGCAAATCCGTGCGCCAAAGGAATAATCAAAAAGCTGTACAAGCAGCCGAGACATACTCCTCCTGAGTTGCTGGATAAGGAAATCGTCGACGAGATCATATACCGGGCGCAAGGACAAGAACGGTTAATCCTCGAACTTATGGGCCGCACTGCTATGCGGGTTGGCGAGGTATTGAGTATTCGACCAGTCAACCTGAATATAGAGGTCAATACGATCTTGATAGAGCAACCAAAATCTGGCCGGCAAGGAGAGGTCGTTTATCTACCGCAAAGACTGATGAGAAAACTTGATGATTATGTCAGGGAAAACTCTATCGCAAGTCACGCCAAAATATTCCCCATTTCCTACAGCACCGCGTTCAGGATGGTCCGGAAACATGGCCATGCTGTCGGGGTTAATCTGCGACCTCACGATCTAAGGCGTCACGCTGCAACACAAGCCTCAAGACAAGGCATGGCACTTGAGTTGGTAAGCAAAATCCTGTTGAGGCATGCAGACATTGCGACAACTCAAAGGTATCTCGGAAAAGTTTCCGTGGCTGAGGCGAGCAGAGCTATTGAGGACCTCCTCGGGTGATGGCTGGATTGGTTTAGGTGCAGTCGAAAGTACACTCAATCATTACGATGGAGCAGAAATGAAACCGGAAGATATCTACTACACAACAGAGTTGGACCGTGATTATGCGAATGATTTGAAATCTGTTTGCGACGGGGAATCTTTATCTGCGTTCGTGTCTCGATGGGGCTATTGGCTTGATGACTCAGCCAAAAATTTAACGGCTAATGATTGGCTAACCATAAAGCCACTGCTGGCAGATTGCAGGACAGAGGGTGTTGAGCCAGAAGAAAGGCATATGATCGCACTGGATTTGCTTATGCCTGAAAAGATAGTGAAAGTTTCGATGGCGGCGAATCATTTTAAGGTGCCATGGGGATGTGCATACATACGGATGAAAGAAGAAAAAATGATCAAATACTAAGAGGTCGAGCGAACATGAAAACACTCCAAGAATTGTTGCAAATGAAGGTGAAGTCAGAAAATTTCAAAGGCGAAGAAGTTGAAATGTCACCTGATTTCCGGGTTGCCGTGCAGGGTATTTACGAACATGGCGTCCATATCATCGTCCACCCGATGGGTCACAACGGGGATACTCTCGACCTGTTGGTTAAAGGCAACACCATTTCTCCTGTCTACCCGAGGCCAGCAAACCCACCTGGCGAAAACAAGCCTCGTGGACCATGGGAGCCGCTCGACCCTGCCAGACAATGTGGCTGATGTTAGGAAAAGGTTGGTTATAACTGACTGGCAATATCAAACAAACTTTAAGCGAGGAAACAAAATGAACATCAAGGTCGGAGATAAGGCCCTGGTCACAACAAACGATTGGTTTGTCGCCCCCGACGGGAAATCTTATAAAGCAGTGTTCGGGACTGTTCGCGGAGTCAGGACGGCCGAGGAAACGCTCGGCATCAAGCCAAATGGGAAAAGCACCAACTGGTATTTGGAAATCGGCAACATGACCATAGCCGGCTATCAGGTTCATTATGCTGTGCGGACAGAAAAGTTCAGCGATAATCGAAGCGACGAATGGACTGCTTCGGCGGCTGATGGATTGAGGGAGTATCAGGCTCCTTGCAGAGTCTATAACGCCGATTTTTGAGAGAATCCGGTCATGCTAACCCCGTCCAACGCCCCCAAAACTTACCGGTTAAAAACCCCGCCGCCCTGGCTACCTGCCAGCCTGCGACGTGGCTTCAGCCGGCGCACCGGCTTTTCAGTAGCCGAAAAGCAGATGTACCGGCGCCGGCGGAAGATCCCGCCGTCGCAGTGGGTGGAGCGGCACCGGTATATTACCCAGGGGGCGCTGGCCGGGTCGCTTATGCGGCTGGAGATCTCGCCGCACATCGCGGGGCAGATCGATGCCGCCTTCTTTCCGTCGGTGCGGGTGGTCGTCATCTGTGCCCCGCCTCAGACCGGCAAATCGACCGCCATCGACAGTTGCCATATGTATGCAATGGACATGGCCCCCGGGCCGATTCTGTCCGTCTATCCCGACGAGACTACCGGTAAGGACAACTGCAAAGAGCGGATCCACACGGGGATCAACAAATCGCCGCGGCTGCGGGCACTGAAGACCGGCGACAAGGACGACTTTTCTGCCGGCAAGGTCAAACTCAACAGCTGCACCTTCTGGATCGGCTGGGCTGGCTCCGCCGCTTCGACCTCCAACAAGTCCATCCGGTATCTCGACCTGCAGGAAGTCGACAAATTCCCTGAGACCCCGAACAAGCGGGAGGGCGACACGATCAAGAACGCCGAAGCCAGGGTCATCGACTATCCGCACAACCACAAGATCTACATCAGCTCTACCCCGACAGTCGAGTCCGGCCCGGTCTGGCAGGCGCTGACCAAGTATTGCCGGGTGATCTTCGACTATTACGTCCGCTGCCCCTTCTGCGGCCGCGAGCAGCTCATGGTCTTTGAGCGGATCAAATGGCCGAAGGGCGAGGACGGCCACAGCCTTGACCCTCTCCTGATCGCCGAGCAGCGGCTTGCCTGGTACGAATGCGAGCACTGCGACGCCAAGTGGGACGATAACGCCCGCAACCGCGCCATCCAGACCCGCACCTGGCGGGAGCGACGGACCGACGGCTCGCCTGGGTTGGAGCTGTTCCAGTATCTGAATCGCCACCGTCCGGCTAATATCGGCTTCCACCAGGCGAGTTGGATATCCTCCAGGGTGTCGCTCTCCAAGATCGCCGCCGACTGGCTGCTGGCCAGCTCGATGCAGCAGGACCCAGGCGACCGGCGGCGGATGCTCAAGGATTTTTATAACAAGCACCGGGCCGAACCGTGGATGGAAGTCGAGGTGACCCGCCAGGAGGACAGCCTCCTTGCTCTGCTCGATGACCGGCCGGAAGGCATTGTTCCTGGCCACGGCCGCGTGGCGGCGCTGCTCTTCGGTGTCGATACCCAGGACACCGGCTTTTATTACGCCATCTATGCAGTCGGCTACGGCCGCACGCAGAATCTCTGGCTGGTGAAGGACGGCTTTGTCGAGAGCTTCGACGATCTGGAGACGGTGTTGTGGGATTACGACTATCGCACCGCCGACGACAAAAAGATCCCCGTCCTCTACGGTCTGATCGATGCCCGCGGTCACCGGACCAGCGAGGTCTACGACTGGTGCGCGAAACACCCCGGCCGTGTCCTGCCGTCGATGGGCGAGCAGACCCTGCGCGGCGGCCAGCCATACGACACCGCCGATGTCGAATTCTATCCCGGACCGGAGCGCAAGAAATTCCCCGGCAGCCTGAAGCGGGTCCGGGTCAACACCACCTATTACAAGGATAAACTGGACGGCAAACTGAAGGTAAATAAAGACGACCCTGGCGCGGTCAACTTCCACGCCGAGGTCACCGCCGACTTCCGGGCCCAGTTCTGCGCAGAGGCCCGCGACGAAAAAGGCGTCTGGCAGCAGATCGGCAACCGGGCCAATCATAAGTGGGACTGCTCGGTCCTGATCCTGGTCGCTGCCGACCTGAAGGGCGTCAGATACTGGCCTGACCCGAACAAAGCAACTGAACAAAAGACCAGGTCCCCGCGGACCAATCAACCGACACAGCAACGAGCGAGGTGGTAAATGACGCAGGTCATGGAGAAGAGCAAAGCAGCAAAGGCAAAGGATCAGGATATCCACACCGCCCTGGTCGGCATGAAGGCGATCTGCGACTACATCGGCCGCAGCGAGGCGACCGTCCTGAAACTCATCCAGTCGGAAGGATTGCCGGCCACCAAGATTGCCGGGATATGGGAGTCCGACCGCGAGCTGATCGGCGACTGGCGGAAGAAGAAAATCATGAACAGGGGAAACCGATGAACGGAGAGTCATGCGTCCGCCGCAGGGTCGAGATCAACGGCGAGAACTATTACCTGACTGTCGGCAGAACATTCGTAACCGCCACTGTCCCACACGAAAACAGACCGGACAGGGAAAATGAGCGCTTGGTCGTCGAGACGCTTTGCGCTGCAATCAGCGAAGTTATGGAATCCCAAGGTAATGAAAAAGAGCAGATCCAACAATAATTGCCGCCACTACAACTGGGGCGGCACGAATGGCCATCCATCGTATCCGAAAGAATACGGGGCGAGGTGTGAATTTTTTGGCAAGTTTTTCGAGCAAAAAGGCGGGACCTTGCATCCTTCGTGCGAAGATTGCGGGCGAGATAGGCAGGCAAAAAAAGAAATAGGGGTACAGTGATGAGCGCAGAAACCGACCAAACCCTCGTCCTACTCGCCACCGAGGCAGGCTGCCTTGAAACCCTGCGGCAGACGAACGCCTTCGCCCGGGTCGACATCAAGGCGGCCATCGCCGCAGGCTTCGCCGCCTGCCAGAAAGCAATCATCGAATGGCCGGGGATGAGTAACAGATATTGGGTGAAGGATCGCCGGGAGCAGTTCCAGCGGTTCGTCGAAAGCCATCCTGACCGTGGATATTCCGCCGTGGCCCTGGCCTGCATGTGCGAGCGGATCAACGCCGATCTGCTGCATCGCGACGATGGCGTTGCCAGGAAGATGGCCATGCTCGAACCGATCGCCGCCGCAAGCCGGAAGATTCATGATTTTTGTGACCGGGAAGGGTTGAACTTTCCGGCGTACGAAAAGGGCGACGAGCTGCTTGACGAGCTGTACCGGATTATTGGGTTGCGGGAGTATGCGTAATTCGAAAGTAATATCAGTTTTCACGATGGAGCAAAATTTGAAGAATTACCTATCGATGGGATTCGGTGTTAACTCGGTAGCTCTCTACCTGCTGATGAAAGACCTTGATATGGACTTCGAGGCTCTGTTTGTCGATCACGGTGGAGATTGGCCCGATACCTATGAATACGCAGAATATTTTATCGCATCTGGCAGGCCGGTGACGATCCTCAAGCCAGCGGTTGAGGGGTTTTCTTCGCTTTATGATTACTGCGTTGCTAAGGGCATGATGCCGAGCAGAATCAAGAGATGGTGCACTGATAAATTCAAGGTCAAGGTGTTGATGAAACACATAGAAAAGCCTTGTTTCCAGCACATCGGGATAGACGCTGGGGAAGCGAAAAGGGCGAAGATCGCAACCGACAAGGGCGTGGAAAATAGATACCTATTGATAGAGCATAATATCGACCGGGCCGGGTGCGTTGATCTGATAAAGCACCATGGGCTAAAGGTTCCTCGGAAGAGCGGATGCTACTTCTGCCCGTTTCAGCGGAAGGGGCAATGGAAGGCCCTAAGAAGAGCCAATGACGGCTTGTGGTGTAAGGCTGTGGGTATTGAGACAGCGACAAACAAAGGCCGTGAAGAACGAGGGAAGAAACCTATCTACCTATACGGGAAAGACAGGCCGCTTACCTCGTTGATTAACGAGAAACAGCAGGCTCTTTTCGGGATGGAAGATATTGAATATCCGCCGTGCCAGTGCGGATTATAAGTTGTTAGAAAAAGATTGGTTATAACTGAGTGGTTGGCTCTCAAAAATTCGAAAATGGAGCGGAACATGGGCGAATGGAAAATGATCTTACCCACCCCTTGTATATCAAGTTTTGACCTTTGTAGGATCGAGGCGTTTTCTATTGCCCGTATCGATAATGGGGAACTTCAGTTCATGACTGATATCTACACCACTCTGGGATGTGAGTTTTATCACGGAAAAACATTAAGCGAAGCTGCGGTTTTTGATCCGAGTGATGAGGTGGAGGTTGGGTGGGATGACGAGATGCACACCTTGGAAGATTTTTTCACATTCTGGTCAGATGATGAAAAACGCCATGTTTGTTTTTCCCGCGGAATGTGACGGATATCAACTGGAAACCGTGATAACTGACTGTCTGCTATTCAAAATTCTGAAAATGGAGCGGACTAAATGGGGGGTGTCGAATGCGAAGCAGAAAAGAGACGTTAATTCTGGAACAACATAAAAAGAAAGAAATGCTCGAGCTTTACAGGAAAATTCTTTCTTCCGTCACTCGGATGAAATTGAAGAAGATCTCTGTTGATCTGGATGCCAAGTTTAAAGATGGGCGTTTCGAATTCTGGGTCACTGTGTTCGGTGGGCATGGAGAAAATAGAGGCATCGCGTTTTACGACTTTTACGAGATGGATCGGATGGATAAGGCATTGAAAAGGGTGGTCGATCTGATTCGGAAAGATGATTTTTCCATTACCTGTGCGGATGATTTCAAGGTGTAATAATGAGAAAAAGCAAACAATTACAAGGCAGCAAAGCCAAAGCGCGAAAGGCCGCTTTTATCGAACGTGAGGATAAGAGGGCGATTGAGGGCAGAAGAAAGTCGGCCTTTAGAAAGGCGTCGAGCATGGAAGAAATGGCTGCGGCGATGGGGATCAAACTCAGGTGATGAAATGACCAATTTCGACAAAAACCGAAAAGGCACAGGCACCAAAGAATGGGCAGAAGTGACCGAAAATATCCAGATCGGCTGCGCCAATGGCTGCCTCTACTGCTATGCCGCAGACAAGGCCGCGAAGATGTATGGCGGCTGGTGCAAGCGCGAGGAATGGACGAACGAGCGGCTGACCAAGCGGGCCGAGATGAAATCTTATCCTGCCCGGGACGGCGTGATCATGTTTCCTTCGACTCACGATATCACGCCTTTCAATGTCGATGCCTATATCCGGGTGGCAAAACTGATGCTCGATAAAGGCAACCAGCTACTGATCGTCTCAAAGCCTCGGGTGGAGTGCATAGAGCGGCTTATAAAATATCTTGAACCATACCGGAAACAAATCCTTTTCAGGTTCACGATGGGCACGGTTCAGCGTGACGTGTCTGCTCGGTGGGAGCCGTGTGCACCATCGCCGCAAGAGCGCCGGGGGTGTTTGGAACTTGCTTTCAATGAAGGGTTTGACACCTCTGTTTCCATCGAGCCAATGCTCGAAGGGTATCAGATGACGGAGATCCTGGTCGAGTGGGTGCGGCCGCTCGTTTCTCAAACCATCTGGATTGGCAAAATGAACAAGGTGCGCCTGCGGGTTCCTCCTGAGTTCCTGCATATGGCTTTTGAGATCGAGCAGCTGCAAAGCGATCAGCAGATTATGGACCTTTACACCTGGTTCAAGGATGATCCTATGATCCGCTGGAAGGACAGCATCAAAGAGGTTGTTGCCAGGCAAGTGAAAAACTGAGAGGGGGAAGTTGGCTGACCAAGAAGTGACGCTTCAAGACTTTATGTACCCTGAGTTTCGCGGCAAAGACCCAAAAGACTACGAGTTCAGGCGCGGAGACAGAAAGATCGTGCGAAAGGATCGCTGGGAGACCGGCATGATGTCTATTGCATTTGAAATAACCGGCAACGGTCGGTCGTCTTTTGAAATTAACAATCTCGTCAAAACTGTCGAGTGGCTTTTGGATCAGATACCTGACCGAGAAATACCAGAAGACGATGGTGAGGATATTTGACTGATTCCGAATTGGAACAGGTCTCCTGGAAATAAAATTTATGAGCAAAAAATACTGCCCCAGCAATGGAACGGAAGGCGCTGATTTTATCAGCGCCTGGTGTGTCGATTGTGCCAATGAGGATTGGGGGGACAAGAACTGCCCCATCCTGACGGCGACAATGGTTTATGACGCCGACGAAGACGAGTATCCGCCAGAATGGACGTATAATGAGGATGGCCAGCCGGTTTGTACAGCGTTCACCGTCGATCCCGATGAGCACCCGGGACGGGCGATGAAGTTACGCGAGCAGGCCGGGCAGATGAGATTGTTTTAGAATTGGGATATGACAGATCAGCATAGTCTGTGTATGCTGGTCTATGTTTTCTGGCGACGGCCGACCAGTTTGACCAATAAAAATTTTTTATCAGGAGGGTCTCATGTTACTATCTCTCTATGAAACACTCAGGAAAATAGATACAGGTGTTAAGCACAAAGCAGAAGTATTGGCAATGCCACACGAACATGGATTGGAGGTCAGAGTAGAAATCACCTGCACGAAAAATAGAGAGAAATACTGCGTCACTAAAATTTTCACCATCCAAGAAATGATGAGGGAAGATTTTCACGAGCGACACGAAAATCACGAAAGATATGGTCTTCAAAATTTTTGGCGATGTTGGACTGCAGGTTTTGGAAGCCATCGAAGAAGATGGCGTGATATTGATCCGCAGCTGCCGAATTTTGGAGTGGAGTCTGTCGCCGCAGATTGCGGAGTCTGCAACCATGTCAACCCCAAAAAACCCTAAATAAGCCTCGTTTACCCGCAAAGATACCCCGTTCAACCGCATATACCCCCATCTAAACATTTTCCCTAAAATCGTCGGTTACACTCACCCCGTAAGCGTCATGAAAATATTTACTGATTTTTTTCAAGACTACGGAGATGGAGATGTAACCGACGATGGCCTACACCCAGACAGACCTCGACAGCATTGACCAGGCGATAAAGGATTTCGCTCTCGGCAACCGGATCGGCCAGATCACCGTCGGCACAGACACCGTCCGCTATGCCGACGTCACACTCGATCAGCTGCAGACTCTGCGGCGGATCGTCGCCGCGAGCGTCTCCCCTGTCAGTTCCCGGGCCTATGCCCGCAACGGAGGGCGCGGTTGATGGGTAAGGTTGTCCGCCTCCCTCAGCGCTCCGAGCGCTACGCCGCCGCCAAAACCGGCCGCAGTCATAATGGCTGGCATCCTGTCGACCTGTCCGTCAACGATCTTATCTCGATGGCAGGTCCGGAAGTTCGGGCCAGGGTCAGGCAGCTGATCCGTGACTTCCCCTATTTCAAACGGGCACACACCGTGCTCTCCGACTACATCGTCGGCGAGGGAATCGCCCTGCAGTCCCGAGCCCTTGGCCCCGACAACAAGTACTCGCCCGCCATATCGAAAAAGATCGAGGAAGGTTTCCGCCGCTGGGCCGACGAGGCCGATATTGCCGGCCGGCTTCACCTGAACGATATTGTCCGTCTGGCCAAAGACCAGGATACCGAATGCGGCGAGTTCATCATCATCAAGACCCGCAGCAAACGCCCCGGCCGCTATCTCCCCCTTGCGCTGCAGATGTACGAGCCGGACTGGCTGACCAGCTTCGGCGCGACCAGGTCCGGAGCCAACCGAATCGAGCAGGGTATCGAGTACGACGAGACCACCGGCGAGGTGATCGCCCACCACTACAGCGACCCGAAGGGATACCTAAAGCCGCAGCGGATCGAGGCCGAGCGGATCATCCACGGCTTCAAGACCCTGCGCCCCGGACAACTGCGCGGCATCTCCGATTTTGTCGCAGGCGTCCTCGTCACCCGCGATCTGCAGGAATGCATGGAGGGTGAGGTTGACGGCTTCAAATTCGCCTCGAAGTGGCTGGCCTTTATCCGGCAACTGAATCCAGGTCTTAGCGCCGCAAACGATGACGACACCGACGAGGCCGGCCGGCGTATCCAGGACCTGCAGAACGGCATCATCGAATACCTCCAACCGGGCGAGGACGTGACTCTCGCCAGCAATCCCCGGCCGACACCGCAACTCACACCCTTTGTGCGGCTGATTCTGACCATGATCGCGGTTGCCACCGGCGTTCCCTACGAGTTGCTATCCGGCGACTACCAGGGGCTTTCCTGGGCGGTGGTGAAAGTCATCCGCGCAGATTTCAAATTCTCGCTCGCGCCGCTGCAGGCCAGGCATATTCGCCAATGCTGCACGCCAATCTTCCACACCTTCCTCGACGAGGCCGTGCTGCATGGCAAGCTCAATCTGCCCGGCTACTGGGCCGATCCGTGGAGGTACCGCCGGGCGATGTGGCAGCCTCCCGTTTCCGATGCCGCCGACCGGCTGCGCGATGCCAAGGCCGACATCGATGAGAAGAACAACCTGCTCCGTTCGCCCCAGGAGATCGCCGCCAGCCGCGGCCGTCAGTACGAGGACGTGCTCGACGAGATCGTCGAAGCCGAGAAGCTGGCCGCCGACCGCAAACTGTCACCCAAGGAAACCAGCACCGCCCTGGCCAACAATCCGGCGGCGATCAATAAGGAGTAATCCCGATGAAAAAACATTACGACACCTACCGGGCCATGCCCCTCGCCATGCAGGGCGGCAAACCTTCTTCCCTGAACGAGGAAGACCGGTCGGTCGAGGTCCTCGCCACCACCGAAAACCCGGCGACCATCTACGACTGGGAACGCGGCTACATCGAAGAGATCCTCCTTATGTCCGGCCTCGAAATGCCGGGCAATCGGCAGGTGCCGCTGCTGGATACCCATAGCCGGTATTCGACCGCGTCGGTCATCGGCTCGTTCCGCGGCATGATTATCGAAGGTAACGGCCTGGTCGGCCGCGCCCACTTCAGCACCGTCGCCGAAGCCGAAGGCCCGTATACCAAAGTCTGCGAGGGTCACCTCACCGACTTCTCGGTCGGCTACCGGGTGATCGAGTCGATCTGGATCGAAAAAGGCATGAAACAGAACGTTGCCGGCCGGGAATTTACCGGCCCGGTCAAGGTCGTCACCAAGTGGAAACTGAAGGAATTAAGCGTCTGTCCCATCGGGGCGGATGAACTGGCAAAGGCAAGGGCAGACCAAGGTGCGCCCGCGCCCCAACATAAGGAAAACCTCATGGATCAAAGATTGAGAGCCTTCCTTGAGCGGCACGGTCTGCGCAAGGATGCAACGGAAGACGAGGCGAATGCCTTTTTTGAGAAGATGAACCAGCAGCCGGTCACTGTAGCCGGCGCTGCAGGCCCGACCGCCGACGAGATCAAGCGGGCAGCCGACGAAGCGGCGGAAAATGCCGTCCGTGCCGAACGCTCACGCACCACCGAGATCTCCAGCCTGTGCGAGAAGTACGGCTGCCGTGAGTTGTCAGCTGGCCTTATCGGCGACAACAAAACTGTGGATGAAGCCCGCCAGGCGGTCCTCGATCATCTCGCCAAAAACCCGGCCCCGGCCGGCTACGGCCACCGATCGCCGGTCATGCTCGGCGCCGATGAGCGCGATAAGTTCCGCGCGGCTGGCCAGGACGCCCTCCTGCTCCGCGCCGGCATCCCCCGGGAAAAACCGGCGCCTGGACATGACGAGTTGGCCGGGCGCTCGATGGTCGAGTTGTCCCGTATGTGTCTGGTTCGCGCCGGATTCTCCGACTCGGGTAGACCGCTCGACGTGGTCGGCCGGGCGTTGACCAGCTCCGACCTGCCTGTCATCCTCGGCGCAACCGCCAACCTCAGCCTGATGATGGGTTGGGAAGCGGCGCAGGAATCCTGGGAACAATGGTGCGCAGTCGGTGCTGTCAGCAACTTCCTCACCCACAAGGCCGCGAGGGCATCCGAGGGCGACGACCTTACCGAGGTGCCGGAAGGTGGCGAGTACGAATACGAAGATCGCTCCGAGAGCTTCGAGAGCTATGCCGTCGTTACCTACGGCAAGCTATTCGCAATCACCCGCCAGGCGATCATCAACGACAACATCGGCGCCCTCACCGACATCCCGTATTCCCACGGCGAAGCAGCGGCCCGCAAGGTCGGCGACGTGGTTTATGCGGTGCTCACCGCCAACTCGGCGATGGGCGACGGCATCGCCCTATTCCATGCCTCGCACGCCAACCTCGGCACCGCTGGCGTGCCATCCGAGGTCACCATGGCCGAGGGTATCAAACTGATGGGCCTGCAGAAAGATATCGCCGGCAAGCGTCGGCTGAATATCAACCCGCAATTTTTCATCGGGCCGAAAACTGCAGAGGGTGCGGCCGAGATTTTTTTCTCTTCGACCCAGTTTGCCGGAGATCTCAAGTCGGCGACAAGAACCAATATCTACGCCGGTCCGCGGTTTACCCGGGTGTACGATGCCCGCTTGGACGGTGCCTCCACCACCGCCTGGTACCTCGCCGGACCGAAGGGCAAGACCGTCAAGGTCTTCTTCCTCGACGGCGTGCAGAAGCCTTTCCTTGAGCAGAAAACCGGCTGGAATGTCGACGGTGTCGAGCACAAAGTCCGGATCGACGCCGGGGCCAAGGCCATGGATTGGCGCGGCATGGTGAAGAATGCCGGCTGATAATTGATGAAACCAGAATGTGCCAGTCCGGCCAGATCAGCGGCCGGATTGACACAGCCTACAACATAACGAGGTAGCACATGAACACCCCTTTAGAACACAGAAAGAATGTCGCCATTTTCGAGTACGACTTCGCGAAAGACGGCGGCGCGATTGGCGATATTACCCTGCGCGGCCCCGACATCCCGAAAGGCGCGATTGTCGACTTTGGCCTTATCGATGTGGTGACCGCGATCACCAGCGGCGATGCTGCGACAGCTGCCCTCAAGCTGGTGACTGCCGAGGATATCCTGGCCGCCACCGCTAAGGCAAGTTTTACCCTGGCCGCAACGCTTGCCTGTGTCCCGGTTAAAAGCGCGGCGACATCGATCAAGACCACCGCCAGGATAAAGCCGGTGATGTCCATCGCGACTGCAGCGCTGACCGCCGGTAAAATCCGGCTGATGTTGGAATACACGGTAACCAGGTAAGGACCGGCCAACCATGACGCCTCGCGACCAGATAGCCGCCGCCGTTGCATCCGCCTTCTCCCCCGATCTCTTCGGGCAGGAGGTCGAATACAACAGCGTGCCGGTGAATGCGATCTTCAATCTTTCCGCCACGCCGCAGAATGTGCCGCATGGCTCGAAGGCGGTCGCGGAGCTGCAGGTCATGGTCGTCGACGTGCCGACCTGGGCGGTCGACGATCTGGTCTATATCGATGGTCAGAACTGGCGGGTCAAGTCTGCCGGTCAAGGCAGCACCTGGTACAAGCATGTGCTGCAGATCGAGCGGGACCGGAGGTTGAAGCCATGAGCCTTTACGCCCGGTTTGTTTCCCGCAACCTGGCCCAGCTGCAGCGCGAGCTGAAGGCCTTCGACTCCAAGCGAAAGCCTGTCGCCGAAACCGCCACGAAGATCGAATTGTACCGGTTGATGCGCCTCCTGCAGGGAGATCTCCGGCAGGGTCAGGTTGCCGGGTCGCCGTTCACGCCGCTGCGGGTTGTCAGCCGAGGGACCAGAACAAGCAAGAAACCGCTTGCCGCCCTGGCCGTGGCCGTCCGCTACAGCGTGAAGAAGGAAGGCGACAGCACGGTCATGTCGGTCGGCTTCGACGGTCCGCAAAGTTCGAAAGCCTGGCGGAAAATCGCCCACGCCGTGCAGGAAGGCGGAGACATCAACCCTGACATGCGCGTTTTCGGCTCGACGCTCAGGAAGCACTGGATCCGGATCGGCGGCGATTACAAGAAAGGCCGCGGCAAAGGCGTCGCCAAGTTTTTCTTCCTGCGCAAGGCCACCACCAGTCTGAAACTTCCGTCCCGGCAGATTGTCGAGCCGTTCTGGAATGCGCACAAGGATGAGGCGGAGCGGAACATCGTCAGTAACTTTCAGCGCAAGCTGGCGGGAGAGCGGATATGACCACCCTGATCGAGAACATCGTGCAGGCCGTAGCCGACAATGCGGCCTTGATCGCCTGGTGTACCGAGCAGTACGAGGCGGAACAGACCGTCCAGCTCGGCGTCAATTTCGATCAACTGCCTGACCTCGATGATTACCCGATCGTCATGATCGCCCAGATGACCGGCAAGGAGGGCAAGGTCCTGCCGGAAGAAGTGGCGGTTATCGCCGTAACCTGCGGCATCGCCGATGAAGCCGCGCCGGTCGTTTCCGGCAGGCTAAAAAAGTATAGCCAGGTCCTCGATCTGGAGAGTTTCCGTAAACTGGTCCTCACAGCAATCGAAGCGGCGGACCTGAAGGGCGGCTATGTCGCCGAGGTCGACCTTGAAAACGACCCGGTCGAACTGTTCCCGATATTTTCGACCAACATGTTCATCCGTATTCAGTGCCCGGCCCCGATGCGCGGGCGCTGGGAAAAATAAAAAACCGCAGCAAAGGAGAATCCCATGACTGCAACTGCACTTCAATTCTTGATTGCCGCCGACGCGGGGATTTGCCTCGACTACGGCAAAACGACTCAGGCTTTTATCGCCGGTCTTACCAAAATTTCTGCCCCCGGTTTTTCCCGGGAGGTCATCACCATCGACGAGTTCCGAAACGAATTCGCCCGCCAGTTCTCCGGCGGCGGCAAGTACAACGATATCTCGTTTGGCGGCAACCTGGTTGTAGGCGATCACGACGGCCAGCAAAAAATGAAGGGGTACGCCTACAACAAAACCAAACTCGTAGGCCGCGACATGCTTTGTTTCCTCGACCTCACCAACTTTTTTACTACCGACCTGGCCAATGATCCGTCAAGCTCGATGCAGATTGCCGACGTGGCGAGCGGAGAGGTGGGTAAAAATGATGCTTTCCCGATCTCCGGCAAGATCCTGCCGAACGGTCGGCTGGCAATCTACACCGCCCACCTGGTTGAGGATGATACCGTTACCACCGCTTTCGTCAACGGCGTTGCCAGCAACGATACCATTACCGACAGCGCCAACCGCTTTGTGACCGCAGGTTTTGTCGCCGGCCAGACTCTGCTGATCTTCGACTCGACCAGCAACGATGCGATAGCGACCACTATCAAGACTGTCGCAGCCGGTGTCCTGACGCTTAACTCGATTGGTCTTGTGACCGCCGAAGCCGGTATCGAGGGCATGGAACTGCACGGCGGCGCACTGTAATAAGCCAGAACAGGCCGGCGGGAGGGTGCCCCCCATCACCCTGCCCGAAACCCGCTGGCCTGTTTTTTAAAAACATGGGGGAAAATTGCAGTGGCGAAATTCGCCAACCAAATGGGGAGGAGTACAAAAGATGCCACGAATGACCGAAAAACTTTCGATCTGGTTCGACTATCCAGACGATCCGGACAAGGGCCGGGTAGAGATCACCAACCTCGATGACGAGGATATCGCAATGATCACCGCCAAGGCCTACAGCGCCAGGAATGTATACGACACGGAGTCGGGCCTGCCGAGACAGGAACATTCCTACAACACCTTGGTCGACCGGCAGGAAACGGCAGTCCGCTGCGTCACCAACTGGGAAAACTTTTTTGGCACGGACGGCAAGCCGATGAAGTGCAGCCGGGCGAACAAAAGCAAGTGGGCCTGTAACACCGCATTTATGGACTTCGTCAAGAAGTGCTGCGACATCGTCAAGGCGAAGGCCCGCGAGCAGACCGAGGCCAAAAGAAAAAACTGATAGACTATTCCGCCTGGCTGTCCGGTGTCGGGCGGGATAGCTGCCAAATCTGCCAGGCAGCCTACGCGGCCAGAAGCAGGCCGCGGCCCTGGGATAGGAAGCGGCAGAAGGGCTTGAAGCCGCCGGTAGTAAAAAAGGACCCGCCCTGCGCCACCTGCCGGCCCGAGTTGGACCCGGCAAACACCCTGGCGGTAATGGTGTACAGCCGCTGCAGCGACCAATGGCGGGGCGGCGAGTCGGGCTTCTTGACCGTCGACAACATGAATGTCGAGGTGGCCATGGACGCGGCGGGAGTTTCGAGCCGGCACCGGACGGCGGTCTTTGACGATGTGAAAACGATAATCGGCACCATTGCCGGGCTTATCCAGAACGAACGGCAGAAACAACGGGAAAAGTTAGGGGAACAAGGGAAAAATGGCCACTCTCAAAATAGATCTCGTAGTCGACGATAAAGGCTCAATTGTCGTTCAGAAGTTTTCCGGCGACGCGGCCAGATCGCTCGATGTGGCCGGATCCGCCGCCGAAAGATTCAGCAAGCAGATGGCCATGGGCGGGGCCGCGGTCGCGGGGCTCGCCGCCGCTGTCGGGACCTCTCTTGTCGTCATCGGCGGCAAGGGCCTACAGGTCTTCGCCGATCTGGAAAAGCGGATGATCGGCGTGCAGAAGACCACCGATTTCACCGCGGCCGAGATGAAGGTCTTCGAGTCCTCTATTACCGGCATGGCCCGCCGCGTCCCGGTCGCCACCGCCGCCCTGCTTGATATCGCCGGTGTCGCCGGCCAGCTCGGTATCAAGGGTGTCGGCAACGTCACCAAATTCACCGAAGTGGTCGGCAAGTTGTCGCTGGCCACCGACGTCGTCGGCGCCGAGGGTGCCGCCTCCATCGCCCGTCTCCTGAATGTCACCGGCGAGGGCGTCGATACCGTCGATTCGTTCGGCGCTGTCCTGGTCGCTCTCGGCAATAACTCCGCCGCTACCGAATCGCAGATCCTGGATCTGGCTACCGAGATCGGCCTGGCCACTTCCGTTTTCTCCGTTACTTCTGCCGATGCTCTGGCCCTGGGTGCGGCGATGAAGTCCATCGGCGTCAATGCCGAGCTGGGCGGCAGCGTGGTTGGCCGGGCGATGCGCACCATCGAGGCGTCCATCGCCAAGGGCGGCGGCGAAATCACCAAACTGTCGCAGGTTACCGGCATCGCCGAAAAAGATCTGAAGAAGGCCTTCGGCGACAATGCCACGGCGGTTTTTTCGCAATGGTTGCAGGGTATCGGCAGGATGATCGCCGGCGGCACCACGGCGGCCGAGGCGCTGAAGTCATTCGGGCTCGAAGGCGAGGAAGTCCTGAAAGTCCTGCCGACCATGGCCGTCAATTTCGGTGTGGTCGAAAAGTCACTGAAGATCTCCAATGAGGAGTTAAAAAAAGGCACCGCCCTGAATATCGAGGCCGCCAAGGCTGGTGAGTCCCTGTCTGCCCAGTGGGATGTTGTCCAGAATATCGCGACGGAAATGGGTAGTTCTATCGGCGGAGCGCTTGCCCCTTCTGTCAAGGCCCTGATTGCCGACTTCCGGGAGTGGTGGGATGTAAACGATAAAATCGTTACCCAGGATATTGCCGGGCACATAAGAGAATTGGCCACCGTGGTTTCTGATAACAAGGAATCCATTATCAGCCTTTTTAATGGGATAACTGAAGGAGCGGCATTGGCTGTTGAAGGTGTCGCGAAAGTAGTTGAAGCCTGGAAAACGCTTTATAACTACTCAGATGCCAACGTCAAGGGGTTGTCGTTAAATCGTGTATTGCAAATGACTCCCGGGGAGGTTGATCAGTATCTTCAGGAGTTAAACACCGGGGTTTCCCAGATCAAGGAAAAGATCAGGCAAACCCAAGATGAGATAAGCCAGATAAGTAAAGTCCGTTCATTTGAGATAGATCAAAATGGGTGGTCAGAAAAAGCCGAGGCAAATTACCAAAAACTTCTTGATAAAGAAAGAGAACTTACATCGGAACTTGGTAATCAGCAGAGAGCTGCGACCGCAGCAAGGGAAGCCAATACAACTTATAAGGACAGTTGGCTGGTTCTTTCCGAGTTGCAAATAACCACAGCCAAGGCAGTTTCCGACGCTGAAGATCATGCGGCCAATCAGAAGGCCCTGCTCGCCGCCAAACTTACCGAGGAGCAAAAACGCCAGGCCGAGCAGCAAAAGAAAATGTCCGAAGAGATGGTCGACTACGTCAAGCAGCAGACCCTCTCCGAATACGAATACAAAAAGTGGGCGCTGACCCAGGATGTTGCCGAGCGGCGGAAAAATGCCGACGGCAAGAAGGATCTTCTTGACCAGATAACCGATTACGAAGTGCAGAAGCTCAAGGAGATCGAAGAGAAGCGCGGCGAGAGCCTGCGAAAGGATATTCAGGAGTGGCGGGAAGCTACCGCCGGCAAGATCGAGATGATGAACGCCATGGTCCGGGCCCAGCAGACCACCACCGACACCTTCGTCAAACTCGAAGAGCTGAAAGCACAGGGCAACCGCGACACCCTGAAGGATATCTCGAAGACCACCCATGACGAGCTGACCATCATGCAGCAGGAGTGGGTGAACTTCGGTCACACCACCACGTACACCTTCGCTGGCGTCATCGGCGACGGGCTGCGCGGCGAGTTTGATTCAATCGGCGATGCCTGGCATTCCCTTACGAGCAGCATGGGAAACGCCTTTATCAATATGGTTGCCAATATCGCCGCTCAAAATCTGGGCGAGGCTGTCTTCGGCAGCTTTGACGGCAAGGGGAAACCGAGCGGCGACGGCTGGCTCGACACCGGGCTCGATTGGCTTGGCGACTGGTGGGAGGACACCGATTTTGACTTCGATTGGGGCGGTGGTGGCGGCGAATCGTCATGGTGGGACGATGCCGACTGGTTCGCCGATGGCGGCAATCACGGCGGCGGGCTGCGGGTAGTCGGCGAACGTGGGCCGGAGTTGGAATTCACCGGACCGTCAACCATTCTCAGTAATAAGGATTCGAAAGCCTGGTTGGCCTCACTCATCGGTGGGTCAAATTTCCTGACCGCAGAATTCCAACGGTTAAGCCGCGTCATGCAGTTGTCCGGCGTGATTATCCGCGGCGCAACCGATAACGCCCTCGACCTGAACGACGCCCACGCCGACAACAGGGATGCGACCAGGGACAACACCCAGGCCACTGAGGCGTCTACCAAAGCTGAAAAGGCCAACACCGAGGCCAGGTCTGCGTCAACTGAGAAATCGTCTTTTACTCCTGGCGGCGTTGTCACAGGAATACTCGGATACGGACTAGATAAGGTTACTGATGCATTTTTGGGACCGCTCGCACCGGTTAAGGATATGTTGATGAGCCTGACAACTATCGACGAGCAAATTACTGCTGCGATAGCAACCAGCATCAACAGTGCTTTTGGTTACAGCAGCGCAGTAAGTGAGGCACTGCAGGCGGCTGCTGAAAATGCTTTTGGCGATGTGTCCGGTATGCTGGGTACAGCCGCCGGCGATTTGAGTAGCTCTGGGTTTGGTTTGTCTGGCGCTTCTGTTGGTCTGTCTAGTTCAGGATATGGTCTATCTGATTCGGCTGTTGGTCTGTCTGACTCGGCATCAGTGCTTGGAACCGCGGCGGCTGGTGCGTTCGGCAGCACCAGCCTTGGAGCCGAGATGACACAGACGGCAGCAATGGCCTTAACTTCTTCTGCTGTGGCTTTGGGGTCTGCGGCTGGTAGCCTAAGTAGTGGTGGAAACGCAGGCGGTTTCCTTGGCGACACAGATATTGATTCTAGCGACCGCCACGACGATTCAACGCCCGGTGGAATTATGGGTGACACTGGCAGTGGTGGTAGTGGTGGCAGTGGAAGTACTGGCGGAAGTAGCACAGGTAGCGACAATGGCACATCGAGCGGGACCGGTGGCGATCAAGGAGGGGACTCCACCGATCATGCTAAGGGCGGCTGGCTCGGAGCCCACCCTGGCGGCGGCATGATCAACGACGGGTCCGGCGCTGCTGACGATGTCTTCCTCGGCATGAGTGGCGGTGCGGCTCATTGGGGCATGCGCGATGAATATGTTATCAATCAGCGGTCGACAGCCAAATACTTTCCCCTCCTTGAAGCCATCAATGAAGATCGGCTGAAGGGTTTCGGCCACGCCGCCGGCGGCCAGATTGGTGGGCTCGACAGGTACACTATGGACTTCCTCTCCAGGCCGAGCAATATCGATCTCACCGGCAGAAGCGATTCGTTCGGCGGCGACGAATTTTCTGGCGACAGCATGGCCGAGCTGATCGACGAGATCCGCCAGATGCGCTCCGACATGAACACCCGCCTGACCGCCATCGCCGCCAACACCAACAAGACTTTATCGATCGTCCGCCGCTGGGAAGGCAAAGGCATGCCGGTGCGCCCATGAACGAATTCAAGATCCTGAAACCCATCGCGGTCACCGACGCAACCCTCACCGCATCCAACATCGCGGAGACGGACCAGCCGGACTACGCCCCCGGCTCGACCTATGCCCTGGCCGCCAGAGTGCAGGTGAAGGACGACGGCATCCATAAAGTGTATGAGTCGATGATCGTCGACAACAGCGGCAAGTATCCCCCCGACAACCTGTACGACGACAGCATCGATCCGCCGACCGGCGCGTGGAAAGAAATCTCCGCCACCAATAAATGGAAGATGTTCGACGGTAAATCCCGAGCCGCCTCGACCAGGGCCGGAGATATCGTCGTGTCCATCACCCCGGGCGAATCAGTCGGGGCGCTTGCCCTGCTGAACCTCGAATGCGCCACCCTGAACATCACCATGACCGACCCGACCGACGGCGAGGTCTTCAGCCGCGATGTCGATCTTGCCGACCTGACCGAGATCGATGGGTGGTACTCCTGGTTTTTCGCACCGCTGCTCAATAAGCCGAACGCCGTCATTACCGATTTGCCGCGCTACCCAGCGGCGACCATCACCATCACCGCGACCGCCATCGACGGCACCGCGACGGTCGGCGAGTGTATCATGGGCAACCTTAAGACCATCGGCACCCTCCTTAACGGCACCACGTTCGCCATTGAGGACTGGTCCGACAAAACCGAGGATGCCGAGGGCAACCCGGTAATTGAACAGGGCGACTATACCGACTTGCTCGACTTCTCCGTCGTCATTGATACGTTCCGGGTCTACGACATCCGCCGCACCCTCGCCTTTTACCGGGCGACGCCTCTAGTTTACATCGGTAACGAGGCATACACGGAAACCATCGTATATGGATCACTTGAGCGATTTACAACAGTCATCAATAACGGCACCTATGCCGAATGCAGTCTTGAAATAAAGGAGCTGAGCTAATGACCGATATTCCGAAATTTTCCGGCACGCTGCCGAGCAGGAGAGGCCAGAGTCAGGAACAGTTCGACGTCAACGCAGAGAATGTGCTCGATTGGCTGGTCAGCCTGCCGTCACCGATCCAGGCCATCGTCGCCGAAGTTATCGCCCTGGCCGACGCCCAGAACTACGACCCAGCGACCACCTACAACCAGGCCGGCTACACCAAGCCGTCATTCGTTTACGGATCAGATGGGGCAACCTATGTCTGCATTGGTGAAAACGTAATAGGCGACGACCCGGTCGGCTCGCTCACCGGTGACTGGGTGCGGGCGATCCTGACTGTCGAGGACCTGGCCGATTATGCAACCAGAAAAATAGACGGGGGAATGGCGACAAAAACCGCAGCAAACGAGGTCACAATTTCGCCGTGCCGGTGTCTGGATTCCTCGTTCCTGCGCGAGTTAAAAACGACGATTGACATGCCGGTGGCCATCCCAGTCGTCGCCAACCAACGATATCATATTTTTGAGGTTGAGACAGCAGCAGGCGATATCGAGTTTCGCCCTTATGCCACGGAAGAGGGGTTACTCGCCGACGGCGACGTGGTGTATTCCCGCTGGCGGATGGTCTTGCCCACCAATGGCAGCGGCAATCTCTATGATTTTTATCACGATCCGGGAAATGATATCATCCATTTCTTCCCCGGGGTGGTGGTCGAGTCAGGGTTTGCTTTTGGCAACAGAACCCTGACAGTTCCATTTTCTCAAGCCAGGGTGCCTAACCTTGCTTTCAATTTCCCCCAGGCCGGCAACGGAGTGGATATGAGCGGTGGGGTGTTGTACCTGGACTCAGGCCGGACAAAGACCTTGGGATCGATAGGCGAGGGCAACACCGGTTCGGCGGTCAATATCAATCTCATCCCCAACCCTCCGAACTCAACAATATATGCAACATTCAGCAAAAATCCCTACACCTCGGTAAACACTGCCTCGTGGGGATATGAAGCAATTCAACTCAAGGTGTGATCCATGAAAATTAAGCTCATTTTCGATTCCGGCGACGGCTGCGGGGTGACCACCAACCAGGAGCCGTTACCTGACCAGTTTGCGGTTGAAATGGACGAAGCGGATATCGGCTGGTTTACCAAATCTCCGCGCCGATACCGGCATGTCGACGGTGTATTTGGTGAGAACCCGGACTGGCAGGCGGAACAAGTTGAATCAGCCAGGCTTGCTGCCCTGAATGATCTGAAACAACGTATCGTTTACCTCAGAAAGGAAAAAAACGACGCCATATTCTCCTACCTTGGAGTCCAGTATGTCTCTGATGAGCCAAATATTCTTGGCGTCAAATCGCAGATTGAGGGGCTGCCGGACAGCGATCCTATCCCAACCTTCACCGGAACTACCCTCTCGTCGACCTGGGCGACGGCGGAAGGCGCATTCACTCCGTTCACCTGCGGCGAGTTCCGCGCCTTTGCCGCCCATTACTATGCCCACAGAGAGAAAAACTTTACAAACTATACCTTGCTGACCATCGCCGCCTACACCGCGTATCAGGCTGGAGCTGCCGCGGATGACCTGGCCGCCTTTGATATCTCTGAAGGATGGGATTAGAGGCGATCAATAAATAGATAACGGAGACTAAAAACATGAACGCCATTACATCAACCACCGACATCGCTACCTGTGTCGTTTTTGCCCTGAATGGTCCTGGCAAAATCCGCGCCGACGACATCTCCGGCGACGAAACCGTCACCTTGTACGAAGAGCGCGTCGACGGCGACTATGAGCCGTACAGGGCGAACGGCAACCAAGTTAAACTCATCGCCACCCAGCCGTCGCTGAACGTCGAACTGTACGGCAACTTCAAGGCCCTGAAGTCAAGCGACACCATCGGAGATGTCGGCTATGAGGTCTAGGTCGCCTGTCCTCGGCGCGGTTCGTTCGCCATTGAAATGTGCAGTTTTGTCTCCAGTCGATGGATCGTCCGGGCTGACTATTCCCCGCGTCGGGTTGTCGATGCTGATGAAAAATATCGGCGGGGTTATGACCGATGTTATCGGCGAATCAAGCATCCTCTGCCAGGTCG